GCCTTGGTATAACGAGCCGACAGGCTGTCATACAGGTTGTCTTCAATCGCCTCTTCGGTGATCGAGAAACCCATAGCGATGGTTTCGTGGTTGTAACGTGCAGTCCATGCTTCTTGCGCATTGTCATACGCAATTGCAGAACCTTCGTTCTTGACGGGAGCAGCGGAGAAACCAGCAAGTTTGGTTTCTTCTTCGAAACTACGCTCCGAGGTTTCGGTTTCGTAGATTTCTTTATGCTCTTCGCCGTAACGGGCGTACTCCAAGCCAAACAGGGCATTAAGACCCGGCAGGAGTTCTTTCAGTAGTTGGGCACGAGAAATTGCCATTTTGAATTACTCCTTAAATGCCGGTTGCAAAGGCATACGAGTGATAGCCTTGGTTCCACTTGACCAGAACTTCAGGGAAGCCCACAAAGGTCAAAGCGGAGCCGGAGGCCAGCGTGATCGCGCTCGACACCGTGAGGGTCGTGCTGTTCACGTTAGTCACCGTAATGAAGTTACCAGCCAGAGAGCCGGTGCCAGTCGGGCAGATCAACTGCATACCAGACTGAAGACCGGTTACGGCTGCATCCAGCGTCACGGTGGTGGACGAACCAGAGGTGCTGCCAGTGCCCGTGAGGGTGACGGCAGTCTCAGGAACCAGACCAACCACGCGGAACGGCAGACCAGTGTTCACCGACACGTTGCCGGTGCCGTTGCTGGGCTGATCGCCAGACACACCCATCGCCGAGTTTCCAGTGGTTGCGCTGCCAGCGGTGCCGGTGACGCAATACACGTTGGAACCCACGAAGCTCTGGGCAGCATAGCCAACCGTGGTAGCGGTGTTGCTCAGACCAGCCGCAGGCTGACCGATCATCACAGCTTTAAACACGGCACGGTCATCATCCACCACAAAGGCGGTGATGTCGTTGGACAGAATGTTGCCCGGGTAATACTGGGCAAACTGCTTCTGACCGGTGCTGGGGTTGGTGTACGAGCAGCCAACAAAAATACCAATCTGACCGGCGCGGGCCGTCGTCGTGGTAGTCGTTGTCATGCCGGTAACCACAACAGTTCCGTTTGCAATCAGTTCTACGAGATCGCCGTTGTAAATGGCGGTGCTGTAGTTCCGAGCAATCGGAATCTGGCGAATTGCGCCTGCGTACGGTAGGCCGTTCAGTTCATTGATCGGCTTGAAACCGTATGCGGCGTCAACAGTGGGATAAGCCATTTGTGACTCCTAAAGGTTAAGAACGTCGCCCAAACTTCACTTCCGAGCGTCGCTCACGGAAGAGAGGCATTCGGGCATCACTTTCGCGCATGAAGTTGTTGTCCACCGAATTCATCTGCCCATCCGTTTGTTGTTGGAAATGGGCATTACGTTGTTCGACGAACTCCTCGGGTGTTTTGCAAAGGATGAGTCCACCAATCTCAATGCTGTCTGCAAAGCGAGGCTTGTCCCCGGTCTGCATCAGTTGGATTTCGGGATGCTCAGATGCCTTTACAGGCTCCCAGCCTTCGCGGAGCTTTGAGGAAACATTGATTGGATCGGAAGTACCGAGAGTGCTGGTACGAATCCAACGGTAAGAATAACCCGGCTCCGGGTTGGGACTCGGGAGAAGATCCGGAAGCATCCATTTTTTAGGACGCTCAGACTTTTCACGGGTTTCCATGTCACGGGGGGTACGTTCAGCCATTTTGATTCCTCATTTGTTCCACCAGCGCAAGAGCGTATTCCTTGTTCGTAAGACCAAGGCGCTTTGCGATGTTTTCTTGTGATTTGGTAAGCACGATTTTCTTGGGCGCGGTGCTTCGTGTTGCAGGTGCCACTACAGACGATTTTTTTACGGGCTTTTCAGAGGGGAACGCATCTGGAAAAACCTGTCGCATACGAGAGTTAATACGCTCGTAATACTGATCACTGTTGACATCTACCCCACTTTCCACAAGTTTTTGGTGAACCGCCAAAGCCAGCGCCGTCATTTCCTGATCTTTACCGAACCACGGATTGGCGTCATGCCACGCAGTAACTCGGGGATCGACGGGTTTAAATGTCGGTTCTGGCGCGGGTTGTACCTCAGTTTTTTGAGGCTGTAAAGGGGCTGGTTTGAAATTATTTACCCGTTCTGCCTTGATTTTGGCGGCGGTAAGGGCTTCTTGGGCCTCCAAAAGCTGGTCTGTATCGCCAGCCTCGTAGGCTTCCTTGTATTTCCGCTTGGCCTCTTCGATTTCGTTGGCAACAACCTTTTTGGCCTGCTCCAACAGAGCTTTTTGGGCTTCAGTCTGCGTGCTTTGGAGCTTTTTGTTCTCCTCAATTAGCTTTTGGGCTACACGCAGGGCTTCTTCCCGCTCCCGCAGGGCGGTTTCTTTGGCTCGGCGCTCCTCGTGGTAGCCCTTGGAGAAGTGCTGAATGCGCTTTTTGACGCCTTCTGAGTACTGAGCCAGTTCTTCGTCCGTGACTTCCTGAGGGGGTTCCTTCATTGGCGCACGGTTTTGATCCTCTTGAGGGGTGTCATCCACCACCTCAACTTCGGTATCGTCTTCAACCTCGACTTCCAGAGCTTTGGATTCCTCCTTTTGCTCCTTTTCATCGGGGAATTTAAATTCTTCTTGCTCAATATCTGCCATGGTTGCTCCTTATGCGCGAGAAATGCCGCGCGGATCTTCAACCACCGCTTCTACCGAGTCATCGTTAATGATTCGGAACTCGCGCCCGTGGATCTTGATCCGTGTGCCAGTGTTGGGGCGCACCAAAATAAAGTCGCCCACCTTGCATGAAGGCCCAGAAGGGAAGCGTTTTTCGTCTTTAAACGCATCCGGCCCCACTTTCATCACAAAAAGCACTGGAGACAGCACTTCTTCGTAATGCATGGTCTGCCCGGCTTTAGCCAGCCCGCTTTCGTAGTTCTCGTCAATCTCTGGGAGAACACACAAAAGGTGGTAAGTGCTGGGTTCGGGCAGTTGTTTTGCCTTTTCTTCAGGTTTTTCTGGCAGCTTTGAGAGGTTTCCCAAAGCATCTGAGATCAAAAGATCACTCATCGTCTTGCTCCATCTTTCGCACGAGGTCGGTTAGGTACGAATGTGCAAGGGAAAGACCCCGGATTTCCCCACACATGAACTTGTACTCGGTGAAGTCCGCAGCCGAGCCATCCACAAGAGCGCGGGCGATGGACTCCCGCTGCTCTTCGATGTTTTTAAGAACCACGTCAATCGCAGTGGCCATGATGTTTCCTTACTGTTTTCGTTGGGGAGGACGAACCTGCTTGGTCATGTGCTTGACCATATCGGCCTGAATCTTTTTATTCCCCTGACGTTCTTGAAGATTTAAACGGGCCGCCTCTTTCTGGGCCTCGATAGCCAGTCTTTCCTGTTCCAGTTGCAGTTTCTTCTGAGCGATGTCGTAATCCCGCTGGCTTTCGACTTCTTTTCGCTTCAGTTCTTCTGCCCGCAGTTGCAGTTCTGCCTGCTGCATTTGGACGGCGGGGTTTTGCATTTGCTGCTGGGCCATCTGTTGCTCGGCCTGCGATTGGTTGACTTGCAACAATTGCTGTGCCGCCTGAGCAACCAGACGGGAAATCTGCACCTCCACCTGCTCGGGAATCTCTGCATCGGGGGCGGTCATGGGAACCCCAAGCTGTTGCTCAATCTGGCTGCGGTAGTTAAACGCCATGTGTTCCGCGACATGGGCCATGATGGCGCCCTGCATTTGGGCGGCCATCGGGCTTTGGCCCAGCATTCCCATGATGGTTGGGTCTTGGAGCAGCGACATGTGCGTCGCAATATGGGCGCCGTGATCCTGATAGATAAACGCCTTGGTCGGTTTCCCGGTCAAAAACGCCATGTTTTCCGACACCGGATCTTTGGGTTTCTGGTCATCCGGAAGCGGAACCAGCTTGTCGGCGTTCTTGATGCCCAAAACTTCCAGCATTTGCCTGTGAAGCTGGGGCAGGTCATAGATCTGCGGGGCACCTTGGGCAAGTTGCAGGGCCGCTTGGTACTGCATGATCCGCTGCGCCATGGTGGCGGCGTTGGGATCTGATACCGGGATGATCTCCACCCGGTCGTAGTCTTCCTGTTTAACTGCCCGATCTCCTCCTACGGGGATGTAGGAATACTCCGGCGGCATGTTGTCGCGGATGATCTGCTTGAGCAGTTTAAATTCCATCTTCAGGCTGGCGTGCACCCGCGCCTGAACCGCACTCATCGTCTTGAGTTGCCGCTCCAGCAGGGCCAGAGTCGTGCCGACCGGGGCTTGGCTGCTCATGTCGCTGATCTTCAAATCAGCAATTGCTGCCAGTCTTCGGCCTTCGTCGGTAATCTTGTCCAGCAAAGCCGCCAGAACCTGAGAAGGCTCCTTGTACGGCAGCGGCATGATGTTGTCGCGCAGGGCGCCGGACGGAATGTCCACGTCCCGGAACTCACCCGGGGCGATTGGGGTGTCGTCTCCTTTGACCCGCAGACCACGGGTTTTCAGTCCACCGGGCAGGTTGGACAGAGTGCCCGCATCTACCAACTGCCGGATGATGGCTGTACCGGCGCGGGCGTAGCCGCCGATGATGTGGATGTAACCCAGTCCATAAGCACCAAAACCCGGGATGTAGATGTATTGGGCAAAGTGCTGGCGCTTGAGGTGTTTGTCGTCTTCCTCTTTCCAGTTGCGGCGGATGCCCAGAACTTTGCTGGTTCCGCGCTCGATTGTGATGATGTACGGCAGGCCAATACCCGTCTCTTCTCCGTCATCATCCTTGTCCTCATACCCCTTCAGATCCCAATCGACATTGATCTCCAGAATCTGATAGCGGTCGTCGTCATTGAGGGAGTAGCCCTGCTCTTCGGCTTTCTTCTTCTCAATGTCTGTGAACACCCTCACCGGCTCCCCAAGCTCCACCTTGCGGTAGAAGCCATCTGCCATGAGTTTGTTTAAATCATTCTCCGTCTTGCGCATGATGTGGGTCACGCGCTCGGCGGTGTACACATTGGACGCGCCGTAAGGAATGATCAGGTCTTCGGCCTGCACATACATCGACACCTGACGGCCCAGCGTCGGGTCGTAATACACCTTTTTAAACGCAGTGCCAGCCAGACCAAGGGCGTACAGCATGCGCTCATGCTCCGGTCGGTACTCGATCATCTGATCGGTCAGGCGGTAATTCATGTCGTCCCGCACACGGGCGGCAGATTCCTTGTTCTCCGGAGTCTCCTCCCCGATGATCTGGGTCTTCACCGGGCCTTGAGCCGGGAAGGTTTCTGTGATCATCTCGGACTGGAACCGGATGGCTGCCTCATTGAGCAGGGGGCTGTAAACGCCACAGGCGCCCATCCAAGGCTCTGCACGCTCTTCGTACTTCATGCCAAGGACTTCCAGCCCCTTGACATACATATCTACCCACTCTTTGCGGGAGTTGATGTCCGCATCGACCAGCGCAATCAGTTCAGAAGCCAAACTTTGAAGCGCACCCTCGTCCATGTATTCGGCAAGGTTGGCATCGAAGTCTTCAGCGGTTTCTGGCTCCTCTTCCAAAATAATTTCTAGTCCACCGGCCCGGATGGCCAGAGACTCCGGATCTTCCACCTCAATTTCCAAAACAGGCTCGTCGCCCATTTCGTCCATGTCAATTGGTGTCAGGGCACGATCAATATTGGTAGCCATGGTGTTTTCTCGCTAATGAGGCGTTAATAGTACGCAACCCGTCTGGGCACTACAGGCTCATCCTGTTCATCGGAAGCAATCTGAATGAACCCGCCTTGACGAAACCTCATAAGGGCTTGAGAGGCCGAGTCCACAAGGTCATCGTGATCCCCGTTTGGGAATGACGCCATTTCTTCGACCACCTCTTCTGCCCATCGTGTTTCAGGGCGCCATACTACTCCGGAGGCGAACAAATCGGAAATGGAATTGACGCGGGCAATCTTGTCCTGCCCCTTGTATGGGGTGTATTCAGACAGCGGGATTCCCATCTTTCTCAACTCATAAATCAGCGGGGAACCGGCTGCCCTCTTTTCCACAATCAAGGTGTCCGGGTTCCATTCTTTCCACATGTCAAATGCCTTTTGTTTTAGATCCGGAAACTCCATCCGATCCTTAAAGGCATCCAACAAAATGATATTGGGCATCTCGTTGCCCTTTTCATTTGTTTTGTAGAACACCCCCCACGTGGTGCATGCGGAGTAGTCAGCCCGGTTGTGCTTTTCAAATGCCGTGTCCCAAGACTGGATCACGTACTCACAACTCGGTGGATCTTCATCCGGCCAAATCTGCCACTGATCCCGTTTGACAATTGCCCCCTCTTCGGAGGTCGGGTTCTGCTGGTATTGGGCCTCCCACTTGGAAACCGGGATTTCAGCCTTGATGGCCTCCAGTTCCTCTTTCTTCCAAAACCCGGGCCACAAAGGATTGCCAGACGGAAGGATGGCGGGAAACTCAATAACCTCCCAGTCATCCGTCCCATCCTTGGCTGAATTCTTCAGAATCTGCCCCGTCAGATCCTTTTTGGCCCACCGGGTCATCACGATGATGATCGCCCCGCCCGGCTGCAAACGCTGGCGCGGGCCGGATGTGTACCACTCATACACCCCGTCATACACCGCAGGATTGCCCTGCTTGGCCTCCTGCTCCGAATGGGGATCGTCAATGATCAGAAGGTCGGCACCCTTACCGGTCACCGCACCGCCCACACCAATAGCAAAGTAGTCCCCACCCTTGTCCGTGTTCCACCGCCCAGCCGCCTTTGAATCGCTGGACAGCTTCATGTCAAACACCTTCCCATACGGGTCTGACTGACACAGATTCCTAACCTTCCTGCCAAAACCCACAGCCAGTTCTGCCGTGTGGGCAGTCTGAATAATCTTCTTCTGGGGAAACTTCCCCAAAAACCACGCCGGAAGCAAATACGAAGCAAACTCAGACTTCGTGTGCCGGGGAGGCATATTGATAATCAACCTCTTCAACTCCCCATTGGCCACCCTCTCAAAAGCATCCGCCATGATCTTGTGATGCCGCCCCGATATAAACACCGGCCACATCTGCTGCACAAAAAACAAAAACGATTCCTGACACCGCTGGACACGATCCATCTCCAGCAACTGCCTGATCTTCTCCCTCTGCTTCTCAGGAACCTTGTACACCACAGACAAATAATCCGCAATCTCCCGCTGAGAAAGCAAACTCATAGCGACAACACCTCTGCCACCGATTTGTCCCTCAAACGCACCCCGTACGTCTTTCTCGGCCTTACCTCCAAATGCCCCTCCTCCTCCAACCTCCGCACAATCCTGTGCATGTTGGACTTGGATTTCATCCCCAAAGCCTTCGCCATCACCTCATAAGAAGGCGATACCCCATGCATCTTCACATACGCCCGGATGAACTTCAGCACCTTCTCCCATCCAGACGTCATCTTTGCTTTTGGTCTTCCCATTCCCTCTTCACCTTCAAAGCCCACCTGACCTCAATTAACCACGTCTGAGCCTCCACAGCCTTCTTGTCCGCAAGCTCCAAATCCTGCGACAAAAACGCCTCGTGCAAATCCTTCAAACACCTCTCCGCCATCATCGTCGGATACGCATAATCAACCATAACACCCTCAATTAGCGTTTACACATACACCACTATAACACTTCATTTCCAAAAATATATACCCCCCGGGGGTGTTCGCATTTATCGAGAAGGGGGGGGGGTTGGAAATAACATGATCGGGTGAGTGGATTCGAGCGTATACGCGAGGGGGGTGCCTGCACACGCGCAAGGGGGGTTGGGGCAGGGTGGGTCGCCCACCGCCCCCCGTTTACACGCTGTCGCTGCCCTTTGCGTTTACACGCCTCGATGCGCCCACCAGACGCAGGTGGCCAGCCAGTTCTCGGCGCAGTTCATCCGCTGTGATTGGCTTGTCTGCCGTCTGTGTCTGGTCTTTAAACAGTCCGGCGGCACGGCCCAACAGTTCCAGTGCTCTGACCCGGGTTGTCTCCTGCTTGGCGCCTTTGCTCAGTGCCACCAATGCCCTGTTGACGTAGCGGCGCTGTGCTGCCACATCCTCCGCCAGTGCTTCGGTGGTTTCTTCCCATCCGGCCTCGATCATTCTGGCGATGCGTGGATCGCGGCTCAGGCGGTGCGCTGATGCGCTGATGGTTGCATCCGCTCCTTTGGCGTTTGGATATGCATCCCTGTACGCCTGACGTCTGGTTTTCCCTTCGATGACGCCCTGAGCGAACGCTATTTGTTGTGGCGTGAGTGGTCTCCCTTTGTGTTCACTGATCCCTACTATCTGGCCATCTGATCTGGTGCGCGGTGGGTCTGCTGCGGCTGCGGCCTGTTCGGCCTCGCCGACTGTGCTGCCATCCATGTCAAGTGCATTTAAACGCGCCTCGATCAGTTCATCCATCGCGGCCTGATCCGCCTCCGCCTCGACCTCATCCCCCGCCGCATCCAACATCTGTTGGTAATCGGTGCTGCTCATTCGACCCATGACGTTGACCCCTTCACCTGTATAACCATCCAGCCCTGTATGGGCACACACACTGTTCGCATTATCAGTGCTGCACGACCCTTGTCAAGTTATCCACCCCCTGTGCATAACTTCCACTTATCCACCGCATTCTGTGGACATCTTTTTTCACAATGTGCAAAACCTCGCAGGAGGCGCGATCGCGACCCGGTCAAGGGGTAGGTAGCCTGAAACGAAAAAAACGCACTGAGGCCGTTCTGGTGCGTTTTGGCGGCATGTATGTACATCCAGTGTTTTGGCCCTGCTGCTGCCCTGATCGGGCAGACAACCTGACCCGGGTTGCAGTGGTCTGGATGCAACATCCCCATGCACTTGCACCAGATACTGCACACCCTCTTGCACTGGCGCTGTAAACGTGGTGCAATCTGGGCTGCGGGATATTCCGCGACCACCTGAAAGGTACTGACCGTGACCCAGACTCCCATCCATGCCACCCGCGAGGAGTGGCTGACCGCCGCAGTGAATGAACTGCGCCCGCTGTTCGCTGCGTATGCCCCGGCACCCGCTGCCGCCCGCATCCGTGTGTCGTGCGGCTTCCCGTCCAATTGGAAGCGATCCAAAGCACTGGGCGAGTGCTGGATTGACGATGCGTCGGCAGACAAAACGCACGAGATCCTGATCGCCCCGACCGTGGCCACTCCCCGCGACGTTGTGGCCATCCTGATCCATGAGATGACGCACACGCTGCCCGGCGCCTTCAATCATGGCCGCGCCTTCGCTGCCGCTGCCGACGCGATGCGTCTGGTGCCTGACGCTGCCCGAGGGTACAAAGCCACCGCCCCCGGCCCCACCTTCGATGCCCTGTATCGGGACATCATCGACAGTCTGGGTGCATACCCTCACGCTGAACTCAGCACGTCTGAGCGCAAGGTGCAGGCCACCCGCCTGCTGAAGGCAATGTGCCCCTCCTGTGGGTACACGGTGCGCCTGACCAACAAGTGGGCGCAAAAGGGTATGCCGACCTGCCCCTGTGGTGACACATTGAACCTTGAAGCGGGGGAGTGAACATGAGCGCAACATTCCATGAAATCATGGGCCTGCCCCTCGCCCGGGTGGCGGCAGCAGCAACTCAATGGGGGGTGCCCGCCGCCGACAAGGCAAAAATGGCCCACGGCCTCGCCGATCTGGTGGACGGTGGCAGCCTGTCCATTGCCGCCATCCGCAGCCTGACCATCGGCGGCGCCCGCCCCCGTCCGACCCCCGCCGCGCCATCGGTGGCCGCACCAGACCCTGCCGCTGCCGCAGTGGCATCCAAGGCGCACAACGCTGCGATGGAGGCCCAGACCCGCATCGGCGTGGCCGAAACCCGCATGGACGTCATCGAGCGGGTGGTTAACCGGGTGCGCCAGCAGGGGGATGACTCCGCTGCCGCCCTGAAGGGCATCGCTGCGACGGTCGATCAGATCAGCGACACCCTGACCCGGCAGGAGCGGGCCATTGCCGCCATGCCCGCCATCGATACCGCTGGCATTCCCGCGCAGGTCGCTGCCGCCATCGATGCGGCATTTAAACCATTCCGATCAGTGGTCGAGGCAGCAGGCAAACAGGCCGAGGTGGCCGACCTGGCCGCTGGCATCACCACCACCCAGGTCGATGCGGATACCCTGTTTGGGGTGCAGACCGGGCTGGCCGTCAAGGCCGAGGTGTATGGCCACCCCGACGCCCCGGTCGCTGACCCGTGCTTCATCTGGCAGCCCATCATCGTGCGCCACCTGTTGCAGTCGCAGGTGACTGGCGAGAATGTCTGGCTGGGTGGCGAGAAGGGCACCGGCAAGACCCAGACCGTGCAGCAATTCGCCGCCGTGACTGGGCGCCCGTTCACCCGGATCAACTTCCACAAGTACACGACCACCGAGGAATACATCGGCGCGGTGGGTTTGTCTGGTGGCGATACCGCATTTGTGCCCGGCCCATTCCTGCGGGCATTCACCACCCCCGGCGCCGTCATCCTGCTGGATGAGGTTTCGAACTGCGACCCGGGCGAACTGGCCACCCTCAATGGTCTGCTGGAGCCGGGCGCTGCCGTCACGATCGCTGGGCAGGTCTGGCGCCGTGCCCCCGGGGTGCTGGTGTTCGCTGCCGACAACACGCTGGGCGCTGGCGATGCGTCTGGCCGCTACAGCGGCACCCGTGTCATGAATTCCGCGCTGCTGGATCGCTTCGCCCGCTCGATCCCGTTTGGTTTCCTGCCGCTCGACGTCGAGATCGATGCGGTGGTCAAGCACACGGGGTGCCACCGCGATCTGGCCGCCCACGTTCTGGCTGCCGTGACTGTCTGCCGTGGCAAGGTGGCCACCGGCCATCTGGTCGATGCCCCCAGCATCCGTCAGGTGGTGGCATTCATCCGGGCACTGTCGTTCCATGCGGTGCGCGATGCGTGGGATACGACCATCGCAGCCAAGCAACCCCCCGAGGGTCTGATCGAACTGGAGGCCGTTTTTCAGTCGAGCATCAACCCGACCACCCTGCACAAGTACCTGTGAGGTTTAAACCATGAACATCGATACCATCCTGACCCGCGCCACCGTGCGCGGCATTGAACTGCGCGGCGGCATCGAGGCATTCGCGCACCACCTGTGCGGCGCCCTTTCCCTGCGCCCGGTGCAGATCGAATGGGACGCCGACGCCACCACCGCCGGGATCAACAGCGGCGGCACCATGTACCTGCCCGATGTGGGCGATGGCGCGACCATCACCCGCGCCACGGTGGTGCGCTATGCCGGGTTTGTGCTGCATGAACTGCTGCACCGCAAGTACACAAACTTTTCGGCCCGCGACCCGCGCACCTATGTGGCCGCGCTGCACAACGCAGTCGAGGATGCATTCATCGAGGCGTCATGCATCCGCGCTGGTCTGGTCGGCAATGGTGCCGGTCTGCTGGGCGCTCTGGTCGATCAGATCGTGGGCGAGGCGCTCGATGCCGTGACTGACTGGGCAGACCCGCGCCAATATCCGTTTGTGCTGGCGATCTACCTGCGCGACCATGCCGCCCGCAAGGTGCCGCTGGCTGACGGTCTGGAGCCGATTTTCTCCGAGGCCCACCGCCGTCTGGGTGCCTGCGCCAGCAGCAGCGATACCCTCGATCTGGCCCGCTGGGTGTTCGACCGACTGCAAACGCTGGACGACCAGCAGGGCAATCAGGGCGGCCAGCAGGACGACCAGCAGGGCGAGGATCAGCAGGACGGTGGCCAGCAGGGCGATCAGGATGGCCAGCCCGGCGGTCAGGGTGGCGAGGGTGACGCTCAGGATGGCCCCTCAGACGCATCAGACGGCCCTCAGAGCGGCGATCAGGGCGAGGGTGAGGGTGAGGTAGCACCCGACCAGAAAAACGCCCCCAAGGCCCGCCGCCCGGGGATGTTCGATCAGGCCCGCGAGGTCGAGCCTGACCTGAAGGCGAACGGCACCGCAGTGGGCGGCACGTTTAACCGCCAGTCGGCCACCATGCGACCGGGGAGTCATGCCCTCCGGGTTGGCAACCCGCATCAGGTGGCACCGTTCAATGCGCCCGCCCGCCTCCGCGCCGAGGTGCGCCGCCTGTTTGACAACAGCGGCACCACCGCATTCGATCTGGGTCGGCGGTCTGGGTCGGTCAACGTCAACGCGCTGCCCCGGGTGGCCGCTGGCAGCGATCGTGTGTTTAAACGCCGCGATGAGGTCGAGGGTATCGACTCCGCTGTGGTGCTGGTGCTGGACGTGTCGGATTCGATGTTCTACTGCGACCCGGTGGCTGGCCGGGCCATCGAGCGGGCCATCCAGACCTGTGACGCGCTGGTCGATTCACTGAAGGCCGCGCAGGTCGAGGTGGCGGTGCTGACGTTTGGCTGCCATGCATCGGTGCTGGTGCCGTGGGGCCAGCCCGCCGCCCGCATCAAGGCGGCCGTGCGCACCATCAGTGACGGTGGCGGCACAAATGACTGGTGGGGGGTCAGGGTGGCCCATGAGATGCTGGCCGTGCGCCCCGAGGCCCGCAAGGTCTGCATGGTTCTGACCGATGGCGATGGTGACAAGCACCGGGTGCTGGCGCAGTGCAAGCAAGGCGAGGCGCTGGGCATCACCACCATCGGCGTCGGCATCGGTCAATCGAACAGCGTGGATCGGTTCTATACAAACCCCATCAAGGTGCGCAACGTCAGCGATCTGGCCACCACCGCCCTCTCCCAGATCAAGGTGGCAGCATGAGGCAGTTCTACGCAAAACCCCAAGGCATG